TTGCTGCCATGACCATTTATCGGAGCCAAAATAGCTTTTGCAACGGCTCCTACATTTCCAGGGATAATCCAGACTTTCGCTGTCGTGTATCCGCTGCCTCCATTGGTTATGCTCACTTGCTGAATTGTCCCGTCTGCAGCAACTGTAACCGATGCTGTTGCGCCTGTTCCATCCCCTGTAATGAGAGCGATGGCTCCGTTTGAGTAGCCACTACCTGGGTTATTAACGGTGCATGAAAGAATTGTTTTTTTAGTGGGATCTATTGACGAAACTGTAACAATTGCGCCTGAGCCGCTTGATCCGCTCTCATATACAGTTGCATAGGTTTCTGAATCATATCCAGTTCCGGGATCAGTAATAAGAACTTGTCTAATTGTATTTGTTTGGGTTCTTGTCGCAAATGCATTCGCGCCACTCCCGACGCCGAAAATAGTTACAGCTGGAGAAGAAAATGATCCTTGCTGCGTTAAAATATTGAAAGTGCTTATACTCTTTACTTTCGCGGCTTGTTGCACATTCCATTGATCGGATCCGTCGTTATATGATTTGAATTCAACGGGAATGAAATCGCTAGTCAAGAAACTGGCAGCATCTTGACTGCTAACTGTCCCCATGTACTTCCAAGCATATCCGTCAGATAGATTTATAATAGAAGTGCTAGTTCCAGTCGGCTTGCTAGTTGAAGGCGAATTGTTGTTATTATTCAGACATTTGTAAATATTGTACTCATCCGTGACGACAAAAAACGGATGTTCATATGCAGTAGGATCAAATGGATCTTTATTACTGTCATATTGCGAGTAATATGCTCCGCTTGTCCAGTTATTTCTAACGACGCCTAGTTTAATGTTGTCGCTTGAAATCCTTTTGAGGCCAATGATATCATTGAGCGTTGTATAATCTTGAATATCAGTTGTAGTCGGAGATGGCGGATTATTTTCATCTTGCCATTCGGTTTTCTTGCCAGTAAACAAATAAAGATTGCCTTGGAAGCTATTGTTGAATGGCATAGTTTCAACAAAAACCCAATCTATGCCGCCATCGCTTTGAATCCCGCTCAGATGGGTTGGTGGATTTCCGCCTGTTGTGCCTGAGGTCGTTGCTGCATATTTCGCTTTATCATAATATACCACTTTTCCAGCGGAAACTGAAACTCCCGATGCCCATGCGTCTGGTTTTTTGGCTCGCAGTGAGCTCAGAAAGCTGCTGCTTGTGAAACTGCGAATATTTTGACTAAATTTTGCTGGCATGATGTTCCTTATTTCGTCGTTGCAATAGAAATTTCGGGGTCAATAGTTCTAGACTCGACCGTGTCATGGCGCACGCTAAAGAATTGCGTTGACAATGTTCCGAAATCGCTATTTTGATAAGTTAGATTTGTGGAAAATTTTAACATTTCTATGTTATTTATACTGAAAATTGTGCTTTTCCTTGTCTGTTCAATAGAAGCCAGATCATATAGGTAGGATTGATATGGCTGCATGAATAGCGTAGGCTGCATCAGATTTTTGATTATTATGATTTCGCTGAAGCCGCTAATTTGTGGAAATTTAATTGTCAGCTCATTCAAATACACATTATATCTCTTATATCCCACTGGGTGCAATAAATCGTCCAATGCGTCATTGAAATATGCAGACGCTACTCTGCTATGAACTTCATATGAGTAATTTTGGAAGTAGTCGCTATCGTGTATTATGCAGTTAGTTTCTAAAAATCCGTTACTGTTCTTATATGATGAAGTGTCCCTGCTAATACATCCGCTTATATCAACAGCAATTTCAGCCCCATTTCCAGCTATGCTATGAATTTCTGCTGATGGATTCTGTGTATCAAATTTCCAATACTGATCGATTATGTCAATCGTTTTTATTCCGCCGATATTTTCGCTATGAGCGACAATTGTAGCGCCATTGCCTTTCAATGACTGAATTATTAAGCTTGGTATATCAACATAATCATATCCAGGGCTCCATATTTTGACATTCAAAATTTCGCCTTTGCTCCCGACTTCGCTGACAGTTGCGAAAAATCCCCATCCTTTTTCAGTGAAACTGGTTTTGATATGATCGCCTACCACATATCCTGTTCCTGGATTAACAATCGAAACACTTGATATATTGCCGCCATGAGTATTCTTTACTTTAGCGAATCCTTTAATTGACGACCCTTTAACCGAAATGATGTCTCCAGGTTTATATGAATTACCTGGATTTTTAATGATGAGTTTAGTGCATGCAAAAATCGTTTCAAATACAGAGTACTCTCCGTTGGATATAATAACGGTTTCGTTCGGTTTGAAATCAAGGTCTGTTTTATTGACCATTAATTTCAAATACTGTTTACCGTCATATATGATAGGAACAACTCTCTCGATTGGGAGCGATGTTCCGCTTTTTTGACCAGTGATTAATACGCTTAATGAGTCTCCTCCGGCAATTTTATCGAATATGCCAGATCCGAGATTTGTCGCGGATGTCAAAATCCAATGATCTATGTTGTAGTTTGCATTGCTAAGCGTGAATAAACGATCTCTTGGATAGCTTATACTCGCTTCTTCGCCAAATAGAACTCTGAATAGATATTTGAAACTATTTTCGCTTCCTCTGCTAAGATAAAAATCTCTCAATGATGCAACTAATGCGCTTTTGCTAATAGTTATTGGGCGATTGATTATCCATCCTAGTTCAGAAATGATATAATCAATGTAAGGTTCAATTTGATTATTAACTTCTTGACCAGATCTGAATTCTGTTAGAACTCGAATGAAGTTTTCATCCTCTTCAAGCCATTTGTAGAAATCGACTATTAATTTATGCGCGGCAGGATATTCCGATTTTATGAAATCAGGAATTCTGCTTTCTATCTTAGGGTATAATGGATCACGCATATGTTACGTTAGCTTTGACGTTATTGAATATGATTATATTATTCAGGTATGTGTCGATGTCGGCTAGAGCTGGATTTGCTGTAAACTCAATCAATCCTTTTGTATTATTGAAATCCGTGTCACTTACAACGTCGATTTCTAAAGTAAATTTGATGACCCCGTCGTCATAATCAACTGTCCCGATCGGTTTATTCAACAGCTTTTTCCCGTCGCTCATTATCCAAAGATTTCCGTTTCCGTCATCAATTATGTTGCATTTATTTCCGCCGTAAGCGAATCCTGTGCTTTTTAAACTTCCTCGAGAAATCTTATTCCCGAAAATAACTGTATACTCAGTTGATGAGCAATACGTAAATGTGATAGCTTTGGACATTGTTTTTGTATCATAAATTCTTGAAATTGATGGCTCACTTTGACGAATATAATTCAAGAAGTCAACATCACTTAGTCCTGCATTGAACTTGTCGAGATTTTCCTTGCTATATGTCATAGCCATATCATATACTATTCTCTCAATTTCGCCGATGCTCTTAGATGTCATTGACGGATTGAATTTCACGAAAAGGTTTATATCTAATTTGATATATTCTGGATCAACAATTTTTTGCTGCATCCCGACAACGCCATATTTAGAGAGTATTTGTTTAATTTCCTCGCGCGCATATCCGCTCAAAGTCAATCCATATTTCGGTTTTATGCAAATAAAAACAGAGCCATAATCGCGTATGTAATTTTTTTCACCACCCCAAACATTTATGCTATCAATATTCCTGAATTCATGCAATAGTATGCTTCTATAGTCGCTCTCGGTTACGATTCTATTCTGACGACGATAATGATTCGGTATATTGAATCTCAAATCTTCTATGGTTTCTTCATCCATTCCGCCATTACTAACTTCAACCACATTAGTCGAGAACCCAGAGAAGAATGCTGTAGTATTTCTAGTATACACAGACTGCGGCGGCTGAACATATGTCATGGACTTGCATCCATTGCCAGATTCGCCTTTTGAGCTAAGATAGCTGGCTTCAATCATATTTCCATTGCCTAGCTTAGCGCCAAATTGATCGTTGCCGAAAAATATCTCGTAGTATCCGTCTTCATTGGTGCTTATATAGAAGACGTTGCTAAGAGGCTGCAATTCGAATAAATCGCTGGCTAACTTGAATTCTGTTTTTTCAGTACTATTTGAATCATTGAAAACATTTATTCGAAGTGTATCAATATCAATCGTTTTGTCTTTTATGACAAATCGTTGATTAATCTCGGACGAATTTACCACAAACCTCCATTTTTTCATGACTCCTTCATAAACAGTGAATTCTGGCGAAGTATATCGCACAAAACGTGTATTATTGGGGCCACTATATTCTTCTCTGTTGTAGCAGAGAACATCGTCGACTACGTAAAATGTTCTGCCGTCATTATTTGTATTTGCGCCCGAAAAATAGCTTCCTCGAGGGATCACGACGCTTTTATTCTCAGGGTCTTGTGATATATCAGCTTCGCATGTCAATATGACGCGAGCTCTAGCGCTGCGAACGCCTTTGGGGACGTACCCATTCAACTTCGCCTTACTAAACAGTGTTTCGCGTTGCGTTGCGCTGTCTAGAAAGCTCTCATTCAAAAGCATTTTCACATAATACCCAATGTAATGGGCGTTGTATGCGAAAATATTAATGAGCGAGCTTATCCCGCTAGCATCGAAGTTATAATCTTTGTATGCTTGATCTTGTTTAAGAAATTCAATGAAATTTGATTTTATTTCATCGAAATCTAAACCATTTATTGGGAATGATTTCATTACCTGACTCTCTGGATGTAGAAGCTGATTTTGTCATCGATCAGCAAACTTTGAATTGTGTACATTAGCGTTATTTCATAAGAAGACTCGTCGCGCGTCAATTCTACTTCTATTTCACTAATTTTAACTCTTGGTTCGAATGTCTTTATAAGCCATTCAATTTTAGAGCGAATGCTCGATTTGACTGGATTACTTGGAAGCTCAAAGAGATCATCTCTAAGATGATTATGGTGTATTGATGAGAATGGGACATCCCATTTTTCCCAAAACATCAAATGACGCAGCGATCGTTTAACGGCTTCGGCGTTTATCTTCGGGGAAATATCACCCGTTAGAGGATGCGGAATTAATGAAAGATCTAAGTCTTTGTAAAGAATATTCTCTTTCATTATCCACCTATGATTACGTTTTCAGAGCCAGTCATAACAAGGCTGCCGCATGCAACGGCATCGCCTATTCTGCCTGCCCCAATGCCGTTTATGAGCACGGTTGAGCTACCTGAAGCTAGAACGCTTGCATGGCATCCAAAGCAGCAATGAGCGGCCCATGCGTCGCCTATCCTATGCTGCGGTCTCCCGTTTGTTAAAACGTT